GGTTGACCGGCTGGTGCGCGTCCGCGCGATACACACCAGCCGGGGTCCAATGTGGAGAGTGATAGAATTTCTGCGATGAGGTCATGCAGAAACTGCGGCCGTGACATCACCGACCGCGCGCCCCAAGCCAAATTCTGTGAAGATGCCGAGTGCTACCGGCAACGCATGCTCGCCCACGGACGCAGCTCCTACGACCGCAACCGCGACGACGTCCGAGAACGGCAGAACGCTGCCCATCGGGCGCGGGTCGCGACCAAGCCCAAGAAGGTCCGGCTGTGTCGCTACTGCTCGAATGACATCAGCCACCGTGGCGGCCGCGCCCTCTGGTGTGATCTGCGATGCCGCGACAAAGCGCGGCATCGCGCCGATCCGACCAGAGCCCGTCACCGTGCCGCCCAGAGGCGCGGCGTTCCCGGCAAAGGGATATCGGCCCATCGGTGGCTGCGGCTTGTGCGCCGCTTCAACTCGCGATGCGCGTACTGCGGCGTGGCTGAGCAGCAGCTCACCCAGGACCACGTGGTGCCGATCTCACGAGGAGGGTGGGACACCGAGGGCAACATTGTGCCTGCTTGTGGGCAATGCAATGGCGAGAAGGCCGATCGTCTGCTCATCGAGTGGCGGGCGAAGAAGAAGGGCAAGCGGCCAGGTGCTATTGGCCGCCGCCCTCCAGGCCGCAGCCATTCACGATCATGAATAACCCCAGTTCGCGTCGTCCGAGAACTTGGTCAACAGGATTCCGTTGGCGTCCGCGTAGCAGGTGATCGTGATGTTGTAGCCGATCGGCTCACCGTTGGCGTACACGATCTCGCCCCGCTCGGTGACCTCGCCCCGGGCGACATACAGCCGCAGATGCTTGGTGCCGTCGAGCACGTCGAACACAAACGACCGCTCGTCAGGCGTGGGAACCTTGACGTCCATCTTCCACTGGCCGGCCGACACCACCGCAATGGTCGACCCCTTGTGGAACAGTTCGAGCACCTTGCCTTTGGTCTCGATCAAGGTGCACTGCAGCGTGGCCTTCGACTCGGTCGTGTTGGCGCGCACCACACGGGCACCCTGCCAGGCGACGATCTCCTCCACCGTGTCCTCATAGGACTCGGTGACGCCTTCGTCTGAGATGTAGCCCTCACCGGTGTAGTCGGAGTCGAGGGCAGAAACGGATGTGGTGGGGGCGTCCGATGTGGTCGGACCTGCGTAGAGCTCGCCGGTGATTCCCACCCGCACAGCTGTTCCGAGCAATGGCATTTGATCTACCTCCGTGCATTTGTGTGAAGTGGGTGGGATTCCCGGCACGCGCGGAGGCCGAGGAGGAATGGGCTAGCGGATGAGGTCGTCGGCCCGGTTGAGGATGGAGAACGTCATCCAGGCGCCGGGCTGGCCGCTCGGATCGTCGTCGATCTGCCGCGGGCCCAGCGTTTCCTGGACCCTGTAGACCACGACACCGATCGTGTCGGTGCCCACCAGTGCGGTGATGAGGGCGCGGACCTGGAGCAGCAGCGCCATCGCTGCCGGTTCGGTGGCAGCCCACCCGAAGGCGTCAATGCGGGGCCGGTCCCTCACTGGTGGAGCTTTGGTGCCGCCGACCCGGCGCAGCTGAACCCATTCGGTGGGCCGCATGTCTGGCACCCGGGTGTGCACGGGCGGGGTCAGCTGCGTGTTGAGGTAGGTGACGAGCAGGCCGAGGGTGTCGGGGATCGTCATAGGTCACCGGCCGCGTCCAAAGACGACCCGAGCGGGCGGCGATCGCGTTCGATGAACTGCGCTGCCGGATGCTCGGCGACCACGGCAGCCCTCGCGCGCACACGCCCGTGGACGGAGCCTTCCGAGTGGACGGTCACCTCGACCTTGCCCTCATGCGGTGGCTTGGCGTCGTAGGCCTCCTGTGCCACGACGGCGACCCGTTCGGCGCGGACGGTCAGGTCGGCCTGGATTCCGGCCGAGCCGAGCAGTTCTTTGATGCCCTTCCGATTGGGTTTGTACTTTTCCAGCTTCACCCGTTCACCACCTTCAGCGTCGCCTCGGTGTGGTGGTAGCCGCCGGGGGTGCGCACCGCTTCGGGTGGCCCCTCAACTTGGTAGGTGACGGCACCGATGTCGAACTGGTCCCGGCCGCGGACATCTTCGTGATTGCACATCAGCAGGTAATGGCCGACCAGGGGGGCGCGGCCGTCGGAAATCGGTTCGGTCCGCTTGTCCTGCTGCAGCCACACCATCAAATCGGTGCGGGTCGCGGCGTCGCCGTAGTCGTAGGTGGTGTTGTTGTAGGCGTCGGTCGACGACGCTGGGCGTACGAGTGTCGCCTCAGTGGTCAGCAGGTGATCGGGGATGCCCATCACGTCACTGCCTCAGCTGGATCGTTGAGGCGCCCGACCGGTAGCCGCGCTTGCGCAGCCACGCCTCATCGTCCTTGGTTAGCTCGACCGTCGGGCCGGGTGACTGCCCACCGGGAAACTGCCCGTACTGATAGCTGTAGTTGCCGATCCGTTCGGACACCAACCCTTCGGCCGTCGTGGGCGCGAGGAGACTGCGGAACACCATCTTGCAGATCCGGCCGACGATCGGGCTGGGCACGTCGCCGCCGTGGCCGTAGGTGACCCGGTAGGTGTTGGCGTAGGTGCCCATGGGAACCGCGCCGGTGACCAGATGGGGGTAGGCGTACAGCTGGATTTTGTCGATGCCGTCGAACGCCCAGTTGGCCACGCCGAGGACCAGGTCGGCGGTGCCACCGGTACCGATGACCTCCACCTGGTCGACCGATGTGACCGGCCTGTTGGGCAGGATGATGGTGTCGCCGACCGGGCGGATCACCAGCTCATCGGCAACAGCTGCGGTGAACTGGCGCCGGCAGAAGCTTCGGATCTCGTCGCTGGCGTCGGCCAACATGGCTGGCGCCTTAAGCTTTTCGGCTGCGGTGAGCGACCGCCCGAGGCGTGCCACGAGGTGGCCGATATGGGCGAGTGCCTCGGGTAGCTGTGCCGGCAACGCAACGCCCACGGCAATCTGATACTCGAACTCGGCGCCTTCTCCGGTGCCAGCAACCGTCCACCGCTCGACCCACACACCGTCGGCGGTGAAGGCGTAGGACTCGTCAGCGGCCCAGGCGGTGCTGTTGGACGAGCTGGACACGTCCATTGGTGTGGCGGTGCCGTCCGGGGCGACCACGACGAGCGTGGCGACCGTTGTGCCATCGGCGACGCTCAGGGTCAGGGTGGGGATCCGCTTATCGCCTACGTCGGGCATGAGGCACCTCCTTAGGGCTGTCCGGATGCGGTGAGGGTGGAGGAGGTGCCGCCCGTGGTGAGCGTGGCAAAAGTGCCGCCCGGGGTGAGGATGCCGGGACGGTTACGGAACTGGGACGCCGAGAACTGGGCGGCCGGGGCGGCCGCCTGCAACGTGCCCGCGATGACGAGGCCGCCCGAAGCGGACAGTTCGGCAGGCGGGGCGACAGCGGCCATGGAGCCGCGGATGACGATGAGGCCTGTCCCGGCGAACTGCGCTGGCTGGGCAACCGATTGCAGCGTGCCAGCAATGAGGGCGTCGAAACCGACATCGATTCCGAACCACAGCGCCGACGAATTGGCGTCGGGATGTATCAGCGACGGGCTGACCTCAAAGAAGCTGCCGCTGGCGGAGAGGTGCTCGCCGTTGTTACGCGGGAGGACGCCGGACGCGCCGGCATAGCGGTTGCGCGGGCCAACCGTGATGTCGAGTGTCTCCCCGGCGGCAACGGGCACGGGCGTCGTCAGGTTCAGCTGGATCCATTGGTTCGTGCCCAGCAGCCCACCGGGACCGAAGCTTTGGCTGTAGCGCAGCGTGCCATTGGTCTGGTAGACGGCAGCGAACGGCTCGGTGTTGATGGCCGTTGTCGTGTTCCAGAACCGGATCCACGGGATGGTGCCGGGTGCGCCGAACAGCACACGCAGCGCCATCGCGTAGATGGCCTCGGCCTCGTTCAGGAAGGTGAGCGTCGGGTTCGGGCCGAACAGCGATTGAGTTGTCACGGGGCCGCCCCCGTCCCTAGCTGGCGGGATGCGTGTACGAGCCCGAGGTGAGCTGGACTGCGGCTCCGCTGACGATCGATGCTGTGGCTAGTGTGATGTCCCCACCGCCACCCGTCGCGGTCACGGTGCCGTCGAAGACGGTAGAGCCGCCGCCGCTCTTGACGCGCGCCCAGCCCGCCGTGCCGGTGGCGACCGCTGACGCCTCAAGGACGGGGTCACAGTCGAGCGTGGCCACCCCGGCGACCGCCGCGCCGAAGGCGGTGCTAGCGCAGGGGATGGTGACGAGGAGCGTGCCTGTGACTGCGGCGTTCGGTCCGGGTGGCGTGCCAGTGCGGATCTCGATACTCCCCGCTCCACCGACGTCGACCCGGTCAACAACCGCGTCGCATGCCGCGTTGACCGAGGCGGTCGGTAGCTCTGTGGCCATGGCCAGCTCCTTTCACGCGAGCGACTCGACTGCGTCGCACCAGTTGTTGAGGTCTTCGGTCGGGTCCAGCTCGGCCGAGCGTCGCAGAGCCGCTTTGCGGAAGCCGTTGTAGATGCGCTCGTTGGCAAGAAGCCGCAGCGCTTCCGACCACAGGCCCGCTTGGTTGCGGTCGATGCCGATACCGGCGCGGTTTCTACCGATGTCGGCGTCGCCGACAGCTTCGAGGAGCCCAGAAGTCGGGTGATGGACGGTCGGGATGCCGGACGCCATGGCCTCGACCGCGGTGCGGCCCCAGCTTTCGTAGGACGACGGCATGAGCAGCACCCGCGTGCGCGCGTACACCTTCTCGCGCATCTGGTCGTGCGGCACGTGGTCGAGCACCTGGACGTTGGGCAGGTCATAGACCAGCTGCTCGCCGTAGGCGCCTTTGACGCCGAGGAACTTCTGATCAGGCAGGAGCTTCGCCAGCTCCCAGAAAAGCTCGGCACCCTTGCCGAGGGTGACACCGTCTCGGGTGGTCTCGTCCGGCCGAAGGTTGATGAGCGTGATGCAATCGCCCGGAGTCGTCGCGTAGTCGGCGGCGAAGACTGGCGGCCGGCACAC